ATCTAAAGTGGTTTCTGCACCTGGTATTGGTATACTACCATATTTACTTCTTATAATACCCAACAATTCTTTACAAAGAGCTAAAGTATACTTCCTAATCCATTGTTTACCTGGGTCATTAATATAAGAATATACCATATTGTCATATCTAATGTTAGAAAAGTCTGATTGTACCGCCGTTTGACCACCCTCTGAATATTCATCGGTAACTTCATTTGTTAAAGTCTTCCATCTGTCATCTTTTCTAATATATTGAAAAAATAATTTAAATTCTGTTGTTGGAATTGGGAAAATTCTTAATTTATTATTTATCAATTCAAATGAATATGCCGATTTTCTCACTTGGTCACTTAATTCTATTTGTTGTATTCTCAACATATCAGCGTATAACGGCATTACAGTAAATGAAACGGCTGGTGAGTTATCTCCCCAACCAAATGAATCAATTAAATTATTAGTACCTTGTCCAGTTCCAGCATATGGGTCAAAATACCTCGAAACGGCTGGTGAAGCTTCATGGAACACTCTCTTAATCTCAATGGGTGAACTACTCTCGGAAACTACCGCCCACGTGTCTAAATCATATGTTTGTTGACTACCAGTCGTTATTACATAACCAGTTTTCCAATCAACACTACCACCAACTCCAACTTCAGCACCATAAGCTTCTGATATAGTTATTGCTCTACCCAAGTCTGTAACAACGGTGTGTGTGAAATTAGAAGATGTTGGAGCTCCTTGTATTTTCAACATATTTTCTTTTATGTTATATTGATTTACAATAGCCGAATACTCAGTAACTGCTTCTTCAAAACAAGCATACATCTGTACGCCTTGTAATTCAACATCCATAATAGGATATCCAAGTCTTTTACCAACCCACTCGGCCGTTTGTACCGAATGTGTTACATATGTAGAGTCACTTGTATAAAAACTAAATGGCGTATCTGTAGCGTCTGTGTAAGAACCACTACCTGGCCATATTGGTTGGGTTGCCATATTTTTCTCCCATTGTTAATAAATTGTACATTTTATTAATAATAAATATCTTTGTTATAGAAAAAGGGGAATAAGGGCGGTTTATTTGGCATAAAAAAAGGGGGAAAGATTAACTCCTTCCCCCTTTTAGTTTATCGTTTCGTTAAATGTTAAACGTAGTTAACATCTGCAACGATAACTTTACCGTAAAATTCAGGACGCACGATTTTCTTCGCGTATCTTGTCATTACGCCCTTGCGGGGAGTAAAGTTAGTTGGGTCATAGACCAACGGAGTCATGATAAGTGGTACATATGGAGCGTATACAGCACCAGTTTCAAGGAAGTTACTTCCTCTGAAACCAACAAGTATAGTATTTTCCTGCATATAAGGATTCTTATAAACAGAAAAACGATTCGCCATAATACCTACTTTTTGAACACCCATAGCAAACTGGTTACTTGATGCTTCACCAGAAGCGTCAGAAACGTATCCTGGAATAGACTCGATAACAGTTGCAACTTCAGGACTTATCACGATGAAATTAGCTCCACCACGTAAGGTTTTCTGATGTATTGCGTTAGATACAGATTGTATCTTATTACCAAGAGTCTGGAACCAAGTTCCTTTGGTATATGCGTTAGATTCACCACTTGACTGTGCAAACAGTTTAGATGCGGAATCATACTCAAAACCAGGTCTTGCAGACCAGCGTTCAGTTTTAGCATTAGCGTTAGCCCTCAACATATCCAATATTTCCAAATCAATTTCCATTGAGATGTACTCTGATAACATCGCTGTCAACTCAGCTTCAGCGTCAACTGAATGATAAGCATTCAAGTCTTGTGCTAACTCAGGAGTCCACACAGCTTTAAGCTTACGAGTTTTAGCAACGATAGGAATAGAGTTCATCTTGATGTCAATCTCTGGTATACCGGCATCTGTTGCAGGTTCTGTTGGTGAATCTTCAAAATCACCACGAGAAGTATCAGCAGGTTGTTTATGATATTTAATCCATACACCTGTATCTACTTCGTAAGTGCTAGCAGTTTTAACAATAAAGTTAAAGTTAGAACCATCCCATGTTGTATACGCGGGGTAGTACGCTGAGATAGCGTTGGTATCTGAACCTGAGATTTCAAAAGCTCTTACGCCTTCTTTATCTGGGGTTGTCATACCATCGTCTGCTTCTGCAATTGTTACTTTTCTCAAATTAGCGAGAGATGAACTTAGGTCTGGCTCAAAATCAACATCTGACCATACGACAGAAGCTGAAGATAAGTTAGCTACTAAGATTTTGCTAGAAACATGGTCATTCACCGAATAACCAAATTTTCCTGCACCATAGAGACCACCAGCAGCATCAGTATTAGAACCCGAAGTATTACCATGAATATCCGAGTTATTGTCGTGACCTGCTTGAGCAGTACCATACTTAAAGTTCAAATAGAAAATAAGTCCAGAAGGTAAGTTCATAGGTTGTACAGATACGAAGTCCTGTGCAGCCAATTCACCAAATACTCTACGAACCAATGGAAGTGCAACCCCACTCCACTCTTCCGAGTTAGAGGTTGTACTTGTCTTGGAAGACTCATCAATTAATTGACGAGCTTGATTTTCTAGCAGAGTTGCCATTCCAAATACTTTACTTTCTTCTTTAATACCTTCAAGTAGACCTGTTGGTTCCCATTTGTTCACCAACTGGCGAGTTTCATCTAAACGCTGTTTGTAAGGGTTATATCCATCCATCATTGATTGAATAGACTTTAAATTTCCTTCAGACATTTTATTTCTCCAATTAAGGTTTAATTAAAGTATTTTAGCTAACTTCTGAAAGCGTGCTTTCAATTCAGACCCTTCAGCGAGAACTTCCGTTTTCTTTGATTTGGGTTTGGTTGAAGCCACAACTTTAGAAGATGAGCCTTTTTTACTTTCGTTTACATTTTGTTTGTGCTTAGAACCCATTGATTCAGCGATTGTCGAAAAGACAAGTTTCACTTCACGTAGGGTTTTAGCTCTATCAAACTGCTCAATTACTTTAATTTTCTGTTCATTCGTCATAGCATGATTCCTGAACAACTTGTTCGTAAACAAGAGTTTAGCATTGAGTAGATTGACCTCATTTAATTTAGACCGTAGATACGTAACAACTTCGCGATGTTCGCCTAACTCGTGTTTAAGTTGAGTTATTTCGTCCACTTCTTCCTCTTCCTCTTCCTCTTCCTCTTCTTCTTGAAGAGCTTTGAGTACTTCGGCAAGGTCAAAGTTTTCTGGTAACTCATCTATGTCTACATCCAATTCACCATCTTCATCAGCTGGTTCTGGTAAGAACTCGTCATCTTCATCATCAACATCGGCCATTGAACCACCATCATCTTCCATGCCATCGGCATCCATAGGTTCAAGGTCTTCTTCGACTTCATCTGATTCGTCAAGTTCTGACTCTAACTCACGTAGAACAGCTTCAAGGTCAAGGTCGTCATCTTCGGCTTCCTCTTCCTCTTCACCACCCTCTTCTGCTTCAGCTTCTTCTTCTGCATCTTCAACAGCAGCTTCAATTTCTTCGGCATCAGCTTCATCATCTTCACCTGCTTCTTCTGCGGGTGCTTCTTCTTCGGCTGGTGCTTCTTCTTCAGCTGGTGCTTCTTCTTCAGCTTCTTCAGCATCCATTTCAGCATCATCTTCCATTTCGTCTTCGTCATCTTCGTAGATATCATCTTCTACTTCGTTCTGAATCTTCTGTGAAAGCATTTGAGTTAGTCTTGGAGTAAACGCTTCTTGTAGAGCGATCTTTGCATTTTCCAATGCGGTTTCACGAACTGCTTTTGCATCTGCGATTGCATTTTTCAAAAGGTCGTCCATAATATATCTCCATTATAGGGATTAAGTATTGTTATTTGGAACAATAATAATGAATTATTTATCGGTACACCATATAGAATTACCAAGGACTGGTAATGGTGTATTTTATTTTAAATAAATATAAGCCTAATATACAAAACGTTCAAAAGCCTCTAAGCATTTTTTCTCGTTGTACACGTAACTTATCGTATTTAATTCTTAATTTTGCTTTAGTTTTTTTTACTCTTTTAATATCTGATGGTTTTTTGTAAAACTCTCGTTCTCTCAATTCAAGTAATAAACCAGAATCTTTTACTTGTCTTTTGAATCGTTTTAGAGCGAACTCTATGTTATTATTTTTTATATCTACTTTTATCATACTATAACCTTTATGTTTGTTTAATTAATTTTACCACCAATTCTAACGAATTGTTCTTGAAAAGATGTTATTTCTTTACTTTCTTTTACTTTAGAAACACCTAATAAGTCTGTCATCTCATCAAATGCTTCCATGACATCATCATAATCACCACCACCAAGAAGTTTATTACGTTTATCAAATATATCATACTCCCCAGCTTCAAGTTCCATACGACCACGTTCTGTTTGGATGATAATCATATTTCCTTTTTTTAAAACTTTAGGTGATTTATAATATGCGTGAGCTATTTTTTTTAATTCTTTTGGATTTTCCATTATTACTTCTCCATTATTACTTCTTGTTTGCCCAATTTTTATCTACCCAATTGAAAAATTCTTTTTTACCTTCTTCGTCAAGTTCATCTGGTGAATCAACACCAAACTTCTTTAATGCACCATTGAAAAATTTCTGATATGCTTCTTTGTCACCACGTTCTGGTTTATCCAAGTCTTTTACGTCTTCTACTTCATGAATTTGACTAGCATCTTTAATATCATAATACCTACCTAAAATATTACCCATATCTTCATAGATAGTTTCCATTCTACGTTGCATTGAATTAGATTCTTTCGCCGTTTTAACAAAATGAGTAGCTAAACTACCAAGTTCTTTCATGTTTCTTTTTACTGAAACTCTATCGAACCAATCATCAGTTTCATTCATGGTATGTATTTTAGCAGATTCAACAATTTCGGATAATTTTATCGCAATCTCTTTTAGATTTGTTTCTCTATAAATTGATTGACCTATATTACCATAATTAGCTACATCTTCTAAAAATCGTTTTACATTAATCTGTTGTTCGGACTCATTCCATGACTCTGGATTTCCTTCTATTAAAGAAGAAAGTTTTACTCCAGAACCATGTACTGGTGTATGTAATTTGTTATCAAAAGCTCGTCTTGATACCATACCACCTAATGCATGAAATTCTTTTAATAGTTTCTTACTCACTTGAATCTCCTTTTATTATACTCGTGTTACATACCAAACAAAGGTACTATTAGAACCATTCCATCCGTATTTCCTCGCGTCTGCTTCTGCAGTTCCTCTTCTGTTACCAAATATAGCATCAAGTCCTCCAAGGATTGCACTTGCGTTAGCTGGCACTCTAAATACTTGTGCAGCAGTGGTGATATTAGTGTTCCAATTATCTCGGGCTCCGATTCCATCAATAGTGTATGAACCGGCATTAGTTGAATTATCCCAACCTGTGGTTGCAACATTATTACTTCTATAAAGTTCACTCATCATGTCTCCTGAAGTTCTCCACCTTGTGGTAACCGCGGTCATTCCACCACGTGTCCATGCAGTTACTTTGGCCCCCATGTGCTTTGAACTGTGATTTGGTGTTGCGGGTGGTGGTGGTGGGTCTACACCGACTGGTTTAGCTTGTCGTTGACTCGTTCTAGCCGCCGTGATTGCATTTCTAGCAGTTGTTTTAGCACTACCATTATCATCATATAGAGCTTGAGCGTAATCCCATTTAGCTGAATATTCAGTTTTCTTCGCAGAAAGTGAATTAATTAAATTATTTAAGGCTACATACATAACAGTACCACTATTATATCCATTTCTAGCAGATGTAAGTGTACTAACTTTAGAATTAACTATAGAATTATATTTATTAATCGCAGCGGACTTATTGGCTATATATCCAGCACTAATTTTACCACCAGAAGCATTTCTACCACCCGATGCTTTAGCTGCAGTAAAGTCAGCTAGTCTTGAAACTCCAGCCGATGATACAGCGGATGCAACAGCACCTCTAGCTTTACTTGATAGTTGTGCTCGACCACCAGTTCCACCAGTATCACTTCCACGACCCGACCTTGTTCCACCTTCGGTGTCACCTCGGACTGATGTCTTGCTTTTTATATTGAAACCACCCTTAGATATACTACTTGCAGCAGCTAACCCGGCCGGAGCGGCTGCTCCACGAGTTTTTTCTTGTATCATACCATCTTTATCAACATTGACACTAAGTTCATTTATAGCGGCTTTGATTTCTGAACGTATGATATTAGTTATTTTTTGTTTGGATATTGTCATATTACTTTCCTCTATATATCTCATTATATTATCTGGATTAATGAATTTTGGGTTACTACTAATTCTCCCACTTTCCGAATCTTGTTTATGTTTTACCATCTTTTCTGGTACCATTGACATTTTACCATCTTTGTGGTTATCTTCATAGGTACTTTTAAATTTTTTACTACTTTGAAAAATTTTACCAGCTCTATCTTTATTTTTCATTTCGATTTTATTACTTCGTTCCAAATTTTTATTTGGGAAGTAACCTGTTCCATCGAATCCATCACCCTTTTTACCACCAAAGTTATTAGCTTCCTTCGACAATTGTGATAGCGTTTTTAATTTTTTATTAGACATATGTATCTCTTATATAAATATACATTAAATTAAAAACTCGACATTAATGGGTCTGGTATCCCAAAATAATCATATAATATGTCTCTAACCACCGAAGGTATACGTGAATCTTTACCAAATCCATCCATATTGGTTCTAACAAATGTTGCACCATCACCAGTTCCAAGATTAAGACGATTAATAACTATTTCATCTTCATTTTTGTTTACTAATATTGTATATAGTGCAGTATATTTGTGACCGGCTAAGTCATCCGATTTATCAAAAGTTCTACCTATAACAACATACTCTTTATCATATCCAGAAATTTGATTGGTATTTGGTTCTTCACCAGTTACATGGGTTTGTGCTATTTGTAGAGCTCTCTCACGAGCGGCACCAGCACCCAAACTATCGGATTCCAATAAAACTCTTTTAACGAGTTTTCTTATCTCCGTTCTCATATGTTTGGAAATTTCTATAGCTGCTAATTGTTTCAACGCTTTTTCCTTTGTATCATGAGTACCAAGTTTCTTACTACCATCTTTGGAATACACTTCCCATTTACTTCCAACATTTTTAATCATTTTCTTTTCAATTTTCTATCTGGTGAATATCTACGAAACCCATCTCTAACTTTTCTCCACAACATTCTCATAAAAGTTCTTTCACCATCGTGTGTTCTATTCCAAGGTCCAGTTTCAATACCTCTTACTATATCCAACGCGTCATATCTACCACCTTTTACACCATTCATCATAATCTTAATGACTTGTTGTGATGCTTTACCTAAAATCTTTGACATATCTCTAATGTCTTTATCTAAATGAAGTCTTGCTTCTTGTGAACTCCAATTAGCGGGTAATGCCCAAAAATCTTCATTTACAGATTCACTTTTCCGTTTCCTCTTTTTATCATATTTGTCTTTAATTTTACCTATATCGGCGTGTCCAAGTCCTTTACCAGCGGCGGATTGTATTTTCGTCATTCCTTCTTTACCATATCTTTTTACACCCATCCTATATTGAAGACCACTCTCGTTTACGGATTCGTCAATCGGAGTCATATATCCACCAATCTTTTTCTTCTTTATCATAGTCATTGGTATGGTGTATCTCCAATTATCATTTGGATTATAAACTTTCATTCCTTTAGAGTCTATACTCACTACTTTAACGGTGTCTTTCCATTTTCCATAATTAAGTAAATACCATTTCCCTACTTCTACGTATCCACCTTTACTATGTGCTATTTTAGCTTCATTTACGGATTCTTGGTATCTCTTCTGTTTTACTATATCACCCATCATTTTAGCTTTAGTTACAATATAGTCCACTTCTTCTTCCATCTGAGCCCAATCTTTCTTCTTATAAGCTTTGGTCATGTCTTTAATACCTTGACCCAAATATTTAGCGTGTCCGAAGAGTTCAATAGCACCACCACGAGATAATACTTCAAGTATTGGGTTGTCGTTCTTTTTATTTAATATGTCTTTCAATTTAATCATACTAATCTCGGTTATATGGAACTGCCTTGTTTAAAAATTCTTTTCTCTTTGTACAACCACCACATTCTTCAATTTTACCACGTGATACAGTTTTTATAGCTCTAGCAATAGTATCACCAAGACCCTTATCAATTTTTTTTAACGTTTTATTTGTTAATTTATCCATCTGTCTTTTTTTCGCTTTCTTTACCATCAACATTAAACCCGTATTCTTTTTCTATATACTTGACAATAAATTTATAATTTTGGACTAATAATTTAGCGTTTTCTTGTAAGTCTTGTAATGAATTTCTAGCAGATTGTAATCTCAACTCATTTTCTTCTTGGGATTTCTTCGGGTCTTTTGGATTCATAAATATTGCTGACATTTTAGCAAAGTTAGTTAATGTTGGAACAAGATTTTGGACAGCTGCTAACATTCCTTCACCCAGACCCTTTAAAGTTTCATCTTCACCTTCCTTAATAAGCTCGTTGAGACCCGGAAAATCCGTGTGATTGTCTAATCTATAATCTCTCCACTGCTTCCACATATTCCTATCTTTCATTTTAAACCCCAGTTAAAATATCTGTAATTAGAGATTCGGTTTTACACCACTTATCACATATTGTTCCATCTACTCGAACATCGTTCCTGCCCCTATCAACTCCTTCGTGCATTGGATGCATAAAAGCACCATGTGTGGATGGGTTTGATACAAAGTCAAATGCTATTAATTCAAAATCTTTTTGTACTTCTACGGTATCACCTTCACTACTTTCTGAAACAGACCCCATACCACGAGAAGAAATTCCAAGTTTTATACCAGCTTTAAATAACTCCTTTAATATATTACCAGCTGGTGTAGAAAGAACTTCGCACTTACCAAGTAAATTATCACCTTCCCACCACATTTCCTTAATATTATGAGAAACATTTTTTAAATTCACAACTGCCGACTCTGGATGGTCTAATTCACCCATTGCTCGTTTTTGTTTAATAAATTCTTTGGTGTATTTTTTAGCTTCTCTCATTAGAATCTCTTTTGGATACACTCTACCATTCTGATTTTTGGATTCAGCTCGTTGGAGTACACCACTAACAATAAGCCTCCCATCATTGTCGGACATTGCTTCGTTAATTTGTTGTTTAGATACTTCAAATAACATAGTATCTATAATAAGTGACTTGGACATTCTAAGCTCTCCTATTTCATGAAATTAAATTCTTGATTATTGTATTGTGACTCAAATTCTTCAGCATAATCTTTAGCTAATTCCAATTTATGTTCTTTAGAAAAAGTTTTAGTATCACCACCGAAGTCTTTTACATATAATTTAGCACCATCATCAATCAAATACATAAATGCTTTAATAGCTAGTTTAGACTTATACTTACCTTTCTTTTTAAACTTAGATAAGTTTTTAAGTATAGGTATATATCTTGTTTTATATAATCCGGCGTTATTATCAATGTATAAACGTAATTCTCTTGATTCTGTAGAAATTTCTTTTAGTATACCACTTCTATCCAACTTCTTTATTTCTTCGTATATTAATTCCTTTACGAGACTTCTAAAAATGGATTCATTTTGTTTCTTTTCATCTATTTTATTTAAAAGAAATCCTTTGGCTAGTTTTTTTTCTCTAACAAATCCAGAATCTCCGAACTTTCTTTTTAAAGTGGATGGTAATTCTACATTACCACCATGATTAATAAAATGAGCTACTCTTTTAGCATCTACCTTATAAATTTTTCTCCATTTATTTTCTGGTAGTTTATTTAACCAACGATGAACTTCTGATATTTTGAATCGTTTCACGAGTTAACTCCTACTTTTGAGAATTTCTTCTCTCATTTTATTTAACATTTTTATCCACTTATCAAGAAATTGTAAAGTTTCTACTTTACTTGGTTCTTGACCTTTAATTTTAGTATTTTCAACAACCCATCTCTCTTTCAAATTAGATAAACTACGTAATCTATGTAAAAAGTGTAGGCCGTTTTCTTTCCACGACATAGACATTATAAAATTCAAGAAGTTTTTCTTAACTTTGGGTCTATAGCTAACATCATCCCCAACAAAGTTGGTTTTTTATGTCCACCACCGTATCCAGTTTTCTTCTTCTTCTTTACTTTGTCGTTTGCTACCCAATAAGGAGTTGATGGTGGGCCTTCACCCCCGTCAATTTCACCCGTTGTTGTAGCTTCGTTTAATTCTTTTCTTATAATCACCCTTATAAGAGTACGAAGTTCTTCTAAATTATCCTTTTGCAATGACATTATTAATTTCTTCGACTAATTCATAATATCTCATCAAATTGACAACATCACTATCCTTAACAACTCTATGATTCGTCAAATTTTTAGTTAAAGTTATAGCTTCTTTTAATTTAATTACAGTAACTTTATCTTCAATAGATTTTACGTTCTTTTTTAATTTTTTATTAATTCTTGTAATCTCCTCATTAATAAACTCACGTAAAGAGTTAGTATTAGAAATATTTTGTATGTATTTCTGTAGTAACACCTTTTGTTGTTCATTTAAATCTGAGTATTTATTGTTGAACTTATCAACTAACATTGAATATGTCAACAATCTTAAATCTTTTTCTTGTTTCTTATAAGTTTCGATTATTTTATTTGTTTTTACAGAACTATCAACTCGTTTACTTATAATATGTTCAACAATAGCGTACTTGTTACGTACTTCATCGGTTGGGTCATTCCTATGTTGATTTGTGGTGTAATCAAACAACTTATATACAGACGCAAAAACTTTATAATTGGGTATACGTGATGAAAAGAAATTAACTATATCATACGATTCTTTTATAGCTTTTATTAAGTTATATTTTTCTAACTTTAATAGTTTGTTAGATAATTTTCGTCTTGATTTAACTACGGCTTCTATTAATTTTTCCGCGTGTGTTTCGGAATTAAATTTTTCGTTCATTAAAACATTATAAAGTTCTAATTCCTTTCCAAGTTCGGAATGTTCGCCAAAATATTTTTTCATAGTTTTAATAGCGATAGAATCCTTTTTGTCATTCAATACATCGGCTGTAATCTGCCTTGTTAATAATTCAAAAAGAATGCCTGTATTCTTTATTTTTAAGTGTTTTGTTGAACCCATTTTAAGCTCCATAGTTTTATATAGTTTTCTCTAATATAAATATTAAAGAAGTTTATTTATCGTTATTTAAAGTACCATTAACTTCACGTTTATACTCTTCTTCTAAAGAATCAGCTTCACGAAGTAACTTTAACTCACTCTTTCCAAATGTCTTTTTGAGTCTATCTAAGTGTGCTAACGCTAATGATTGACCACCCTTTTTCATGTCATGTGCACCAAGTGGGTCTCTACCTCGTGCAGAACCATCTTTACCAAACTTTGTTGGTCTCTTTGGTCTACCCGCACCTTCGTGGCCACCTTCTGGACTTCCACCTTCTGGGCCAAGTTCGTCTTTTCTAACCTTTTTCTTCTTCTTTTTATCCCTATCCAAGTAATAATCAGTTTTTTGTGGTGAATACATATCATCTTCACCATATTCATCTTCACCAGAACCACCTGGGGCCGCTGGGTCGGCTCCTTCATCTGCTATAGCTGTATATCTAAATTCTCGTTTTTGGTCATCAATGATTTGTTTTCTTACATCATTTTTTTCTTGTGCAGTAAAACCAAAAATATTTTCATAGACATATTCTGTTGATAATAACTTATTATCTTTCATAGAAGATGCTAAGTCAATTTTAGAAGACCACAATTCAAGTTTTTCTTGTTCATATATCATTGACGGATTGGTGAGTTTTAATTCAAAGTTAACAAGGTCTGCATCTTCATACCCTTGTGCATATAAATGAACAATACCAATCTTTTGTAATTCACTAACAACAATTCGTTGAATCCGTTCAATGGTACGAGCAAATCTCACATCTTCTGCCGCTAAAGTTGCTTTAGCATTAACTTCATCTTCATATCCCAAGAAAGCTTTAGGTATCTTTAACGCGGCTAACATTTTATTTCTTAAATATTCAATATCTTCTACGGCTTCAAATGTTAATCCTGCCGCCGTATCAATTTCTGTACCACTATCACCACCACGAACTGGTAAAAAGAAATCTTCGGTTATATTTTGAACATTGTACTTTAAATTATAATCACCAGTATCTTTATCAATAACTGGTGCTTTCTTCATCTTATTAATGATTCGTTGCATATAGTTATCAACTTCATTTGGTGGAATATTTCCAATGTCAATCTTAAAAACTCGTTTTTCTGGTGCTCTCATAATACGATGTATTAACATAGCATCTTCCATAAGAGTTAATTGTTTCCAAACTTTACGTGCTCCTTCTACCATAGACTTACCATAAGGTAACATATTACTATCTGATAATAATCTGAAGTGTCCAACTTCGTAATTTTCTAATTCTGTTTCCAGTTGTCTACCTGGTGACGTTGAGTATTTATTTTCTTCGTCTTCAACAAGAAACTTTACATAATGTGGATTAACTGGGTCGTCTCCTTCTATTCTTGAAACTATATAAGGCGATAGTGGTGTTACATTTGTAATACCATACTTTTCAGCAATCTCCAATTTCAAAAAGAAATCACCATACTTACACATATTACGAATCCATGGCCATAGATTAAACTCGATATTTATTACATCATAAAAAAGATTATGTAATATATCGTGAATATTATCATCCTCTGAACGTATCTGTAATATATCACCATATTCAGACCGCATTGTTGATTCATCTGCGTAAATATCGAGTGCAGATGATAAAATGGAATCACTATCCATTGATTCGTAATCAGAAAATAGACCGGCTCGTTGGCCTCTATCCGATGTAGCTTTTTGTCTAGCTAAACCATATGGTGCCATACCACTATATAACTTTGTGTATCTATCAGCTAAATCTGATACGGCTTGTACCTTATTAGTATCAGCTACTTTTAATTGTCTCCCACCCGCGTGTCTTACAATCACGTTGGTTGAAAATAATCTTTTTAATCTTCCTCTTAAACTCTTATCGGCCATTTTTTACCTCTTATTTTATTAACCAAGTTAAATCTTCTTTATCACTATTGGGTACGTCCATTTTCCAAGAATCGTTTTGATTATCGTTGTTGTCATAGACAGCTTGATGAGATTGAAAATAATCTAATGAACGTTTTGTCAACTCCACACCTTCAGCTCTCAATCGTAGTGCTGTATCTCGTACCCATAATCCTATAGCTAAACTCATAACAAGGTCATCATTATACCCAGTCATAGCTTCAGCTCGACTATTCTTATATATAAACACAAAAAGTTCATCAATTAACCTTTGTGACTGTACCATTACAGATTTTTCTCTAAAATATTCATCTAATTTAGCAATAACAAGTGGTCTTGTCTTTTGTGTCATACTAAATCCAGGCACCATATTTCTATCAACACTTCTATACCTATTAGTCATTTGTTTTGCTGTATCAACATATACCAAATCTTTCGATGTATAAAATAAATTCGGATATTCTGAATCTATTATAGTCTGGATCGCTGACCAACCAATGTTATTGTTTTCAACAATTAATAGAGCTTTATTATATTCTGTTGCTATACTTACACACATATTACCAAAATCTTTAGTTCCAACTTTACCTTTATATTCAGCAACTTGTTTCATTTGTTCAATATCAAGTACATGAAACGCTGAAAAGTCTGTTCCATCTCCTCTACTAACATCGGCACTAACTACATAATCCTTAGAATAATCTGGGTATTCCCATATCCACAAATTAGAATCAAATCCTCGTTTTTCAATTGGGTCTTTTACTTGAGTTTCTCTATAATCTTCTATTATAAGACCATCAATTACGGTTTGACCCGATGTTATGAAACTACAATCACACTCTTGGGCTGCCAATGATGGCCCTAATAATAAATCTTGATTCTTTCTCCACTCTTCACCTCTTTCGGGATGTATTGTCCAATGTAACTTTATAAAGTTCCACCCATTTATACCATCTTCTGCATCCATCCAAGTTCTATGGAACCAATTACCAACACCATTGGGTGTAGACAATGCAATACATTGACCACCCGTAGATAGTGTTTGTGAAGCGGCTGCCCATATCGTATCAATCTTATCAATGAAAGCGGCCTCATCAAGTACTAATAATGATAGAGCTTCTGAACGACCAGCTTCTTCTGAACTAGCTACAGCTTTAATTTGTGACCCATTTTTATATCTGAGCGAAAGTTTATTATCCTCAACACAATTTTGTCTCAACCAAGATGGTAAATTAGCGTGCATTACTCTTACTTTAGTAACAAGATTTTTAGCCGTGTCTTGTTTTGTGGCGATAACAAGAATATTCTTATCTTGATGAAATGTCATCATCCAAAGTGAATATCCAGCAGTCAATGTTGATAATCCCAGTTGACGAGCCTTTAAAATAACACTAAGTCTACTATCTTTAAAGTTTTTTAATGTCCTTTCTTGGAAATCCCACAAATGGAATGGTATTTTACCTTTGATTGGGTGCTGTATCATACAATACTTCTTCATGAAGTATACGGGGTCTTTAGCACATTTTACGTACTCCGACCTAACTAAAGTTTTAAAATCAGTTTGTGACATTAACTAAGTATGTAAACCACCGTTGAAGCACCAGTTTCTACTTTTTTTACACCCAGTTCTATTACGTGTCCTGCCGCTACAGTACCATCTGAACCACTAACAGTTCCACCATTAGAACCATAGATTTTGTACGCTGTACCAGTACCTACAATAAACGCTTTACCCATATTTGAACCAGTTGGTTCAAATGTTGATGTCGCGGCTACTGTTTGTACTCTATTATATTTCCCAGCATTGGTTACTACCGCAGGACGACTATGACTTGATTGTTCATACGCTCCCATTTAATTTCTCCTATTAAGTTAACTTATTAATTGATTGTGAATAGTGTGTTTCTACTCTACTAAGATAACCATTGGTCATTGATATCAACGAAGCATCGGCTACACTAGCCGATTCCAAATCACTAACTTCTGTTCGCAACATAGTTGCTACATCGGCTTGAATATCTGTTGACCTATATGCCGCTTTAGTAGCAGCAATAGTTTGAATTTTAGTTTTAAGTTCAGACTCACTTGTTATTGGCATCATTAACTCCTAATTATAAATATTTGTTTTCTAAATTAACTAACTTTTCGTCAATTTTTGAAACTAACTCACTTAAATTATCTATAGCTTCTTTAGCTATTTTCATATTTTTCTTTTTATCAACCTTCCAAGTTTCCTTGGTTACTCCCGAACCATCTGGATTAGTTTGATTTAAAAAAGTTATATCATCTTGGTCTTTCCAGTCTGATATACTTTGTATTTGTTCTAATAAATACGATTTTTGATTTTTTAATACCTTCTTGTCGGCCCAATCATCATATTCACCAGTAATTCTTAATTTATTTTCAATAGTAATTTGGCAATTGAAACAATGACCATATATTCTCCACATTTTATCATCAAGTTTTCTCTTCATCACTTTATTACAATCAGGACAAAACCAAGGTACACGTGCTTCTGCCATTATATCTGTAAGGTGTGATTTAATATCACCCCTTTTCTTTGTCGGTTTATCAGCCATACTTACAAATATTCTTTTCTCTGGTGTTTCACCTCGCAAAATTGATTGCATCGCTTTATTTTCTCTTACACTTTCCCTACTTCTTCCCATCATAACTCCTATACGTATTTTAATAAACCTAAAATTTGATTAACTGGTGCGAAAGTACCAGTGTATTTGTATAACTTACCATTAAAGGTAAATGTTATACCTTCTGTTGAAGTTATAGCACCGAATCCACCTATTGCTTTTAATTTTTTTAATTGGGTATCTAATTTTTTTATTAAATTCAAATCACCAGTACCTTGAACCGCCTTTATAGTATCTTCTATATCCTTTTTAATTTTTTGAGCTCCCTTTTCTGGGTTAGCAGTCAATAATTGTGTCATATTTAACATTATTTCTGTACCAAGTCCTAAGAACAATTCTTCCCACGGTGTAATGTTGTCTTTATATATAGCTTTATGGTCTTCTTTATCGGTAGTTAATACCCATGATAAAAATTTTGGAAACTCTTTCATATCTTTTTTAATTTGTGGTATCTTATATGATTTGTCAAAGAATGCCCACCTCTTAACTAATTTAATGAACATACTTTCTGGTAACGTAGTCTTAGTTCTCTTTAAAGCTTTATTGATGTATTCTGTCCAAAACGCTTGATGATAATCCCCCAATGTATTATTAGCTTTTAACTTGTATTTTTTCTGTAAGGAGTTTAGTTTACCAAGATAATATTTTTTACGTTTTGAAAAGTCTTTTACTTTTGGTAACTCTACTACTGGTGGATACTCTATTTTATATTGAGTTTGTACATCTTTATTAACTTGTTTAATCATACCAGTTAACATTCTAGCAAATTGAGAATAGTCACCAATAGGATTACCTTTGTCATCATATTGAATTACACCATGAAATATTAGTAATGATTTTTCATATGGAATCACATTAGCTGTTTTTGGGTAGATAATTTCTAAAGACATGAATTGTTCACCACCTTTAAAAATTTTATCTCTTTGTTTATCATTAAGACTACTTATAGCATCTTCTAAATCTACCATCGCTCCGGCGAAAGCTTTATGTAAGTCACCTCTTCCAGAGAACATTTTACTAATACCAGCGGTAGTTAATGCACTAGCACCCTTATTCATCAAATGTCCTTTGTTTCTAGCCGCAATAAGTTTTCCATTCTTCCAACTTATCATTATATTTTGTCCATCTGTTTTTTCTGTAGATGGTTTCTCTTTACTAAGGTCACCTTGTAATGTATTAACAATCATTGTTTTAAAGTCTCTGAATGTTAGGTTATTATCATCAAATGGGTGGGATAAATGACCATATGCACCACCTTCAACTAAAAGATTTACTTCTTCTGTTAAATCAAATTTCTCGTGTAAACGTTTCTGTTTATCAATTAAATTTAGTTGTCCAACTTCATCATCTTTTGCTTGTCTCGTAACTGGTAAAGCACCATCAGATTTCAATCCGGCTTGTTCACCTTCAGTACCAGTAGCGGATGACCACGCTGTTTTACCCCTACCATACTCATCATTTGGTTTTTGTGATATTTGTACACCCTTACCATCAACCCACATCCACTTAATAATCTCCCAACCAAGTCTCTCTATTATACTCGATAATCTTGCTTTATAATTTTTTGTTGGTTTCTTATCTCCTGGTATTGAACCGGCTCTTCCAAAAGTAACAGATGAAATTGGATTATAAATCATGGTGAAATCCATTTCTGGGTCTAAAACCTCATCTCTTTTATCTTTAACCATAAATTCTAAAACAGACCAACCAGTTTTTTGCATAAACCAAGGTACAGCATCTTTTGATACTCTATAATAGTCTGCAAAACTCTGATAGAATGTTCCTGGGCCGTCATCGGATGGATT